AAGAAATTGTAGCCGCGATAGCGACGCCATTTGTAATTTAGAATTGGCGAAGCAATCATGCCTAAATGAATTACATAATGAATACGTCCATGACGTTTAGCGTAGAGTCTAATCTGATCTGCCAAATATGCTGAAGCTCGTTTGTCGTCAGAAAGGCGAGCGTCAATGTCAATTGCTCTAACAACAAAGTTGGCTGACGCGTCGGGTATGTGATCGCTTTTACCTCTGCGTTTGTGATGATCGTCAGCAATCCACCCATCACTTTTGCGCTGGCGATCTCTGTAAGAATCATCTACCTGATTGCGTAATTGAGCAGCCGCTTTTGATAACCATGGTTTCATTTAGACACAATTCCTCAAGATTATGCTAAGAGTAATTTAGCCTCATCGGCGGTTATGCCTAAACGCTCAAGGAGTAAAGCCTTAGCCTGAGCATTTTCAATTTTTGTTTTTTCTTGAGCAATTAAACTCAATTGATAATCAACCCATTCCTGAATGGTTGCATCGTATTCAGATTTACTCATTTCTTCATACCCAACTTCATTGCTACCTTTACGCAATACAGGGTATTTGGCTTTTAATCTTGTCTTGATTTGTGCCGCTGTTTCGTTGATGTTTATTTCTTGATTATCGTTCATTATGCTTTCGCCAATCCATAGACTGTAACCCGACCTTCAATGTTTCCTGTACCTAATCTCAATTCAAAGCCTGTGTAATTTTGATTTTGACCTAAGTGTCCACCTGCAACATTTGATCTTACGTTTGATTTATCATAACCAGTGCCAGTCCAAGATGGTTGTTCTTCACCTTCTCCCGCCCACATATACATTCCAAACTTTGAAGATTTACCAGTAAAACGAGTTAGTAAAGTCCATTCAGTTCCAGCACTAACACCATTATTTGCGGCTATAGTTGTTGCGGTAGTTGAAAAAACAGGGTTTGAGGAATAATAATTTCCAGAACTATCTACAACATTGGCACCGTATTTCATTCTCATTAGTAATGGTGTGTTGCCATTACCATCGCCGCCATAGTCAAACCAAATAAAATAGGATCGATAGGTGCTAGTAAATACTCCATTAAAGGCTGCACCACTATTAGCAGCAGAACCATTCATATAACTTGATGTAATAAAAGTTAATCCGCTTGCACCAGCCGCAACCCACTCCAAACCTGTGCTTGTGGAACTATTCGCTACAAGTGTGTGTCCGTTTGTGCCTACTGCTAGGCGTGCAAAAGTGTCTGCGCCAGTACCAGCAATTAAATCACCCTTGGCGTCTATTGCTGTTGCCATTGAGTTTGTAACTGTTACTGTTCCTGAAGTACCACCACCTGAAATACCTACGCCAGCGGTAACGCCTTCAATATCGCCAGTTGCGCCTGAGCTAACCCACGCACTGCCTGAGTAATACCACAAAGAATCATTGTCTTTTGTAAATGCAAATTGTCCTTCTTGTGGAGAAGTGATTGCTGCGTCGCGAGCTGTCGCATTAGCAAAAACTAAAACTCCCTGCATTAAATATCCGTTGACATTTGCGGCGGAAAGAACTTCACCAACTGCAAACGTTTTAAACCCTAGTCCTGCTGCCATATTGTTATCCCCCTAGTAGCTAAGTATATCGTCATTTAACTGACCATAATAAATATCGTCCAAAATAAATCCATCAACCAAGGTTTCTTGGGTGCTGAAATGTCCAATCCAAGACGAAGGGGTTATATCCCAAGCAACGCCTTGAACCTGAAGGTTTTTTGTAATGGTAGAACCGTCAGGCTGTATGTTGGTAATTAGAACATTAGTGAAATAATCCATGCCAAGAAGCGTGTCAGTCGGCACATTGGAGTCCAGTAAGTCAATGCTCATTTCATCAATTCTAATGGTTGTGTCTGACCTTGACGCGACGTAAATAGCCGCAATATTAGCTGCCTCTGCGTCTGTCTCAACGACTAGATCAGAGCTGGTGATTGAGTGAGGGAAATAGGTCGCAACGCTATCGGCGTCAATAAAAACTTGGGTCACACCCCCAAGGCGAGTGATGTTTGCTTGGTTCACAATCAATTTATCATCAAAGGCAAACTTTACGTTTTTGTAAGGAATTCCAGTAGTTTGATTAAACTCAATAGGAGTGTCACCTGCGCTGCCTATAACCTCTGATCTGTTTTTAAATACAACGTTGCCAGAGGGGCTGACGTAATATGCCCCCTGTTCTGAGAATTCACAATTTTTAATCGCTGACAAAGAAGTCCTAGAGCTGCCAGCATCAGCTTGAGTTAAAGTATCTCCTACGGAAATTGACCTCATGCTGACAGGAAAATCTACTGTATCTAAAATCTTGTCAATTCTAGTGCCAGTATCTTGCCCAGCGGCTTGTCCTGTTATTGTGGTTACAGCTGCTAAGTTAAACAATCTAAAAGCGTCTGAAGCGTTTATGTCCACATAGGAAACGTTCTCGCCTTGATCGTAAGAATATATGTAATCTGTTGTATATCCGCTAAACAAATAGTAAGTTATTCCGTTATGAGCGGCAGATATTCTTAATTTCTTTAAAGGTGTTAGTTGACCATAATAAGGCGAGCTCGTGTTTTGGGGGTTAAAGTTTCCGTTAGGGTCGTAAATTCTAACGGTAGCATTTCCAGCCTCGTAAGTATCTCGTATTAAATTACGTCCGCGCCTTATGCTTATTCGTCTTGCATCTGGTGTTAAATCAGCTACTAATGACGGAGTTGACGATTCGGCTAAAATACCTGTATCTAATAAACCGTTAACAGGGTCGTCAAGCGTAAGAGGAATTCCGAAAGTTGCTCCCGACGAAAAATCTAAAGAAATGTCAAGCGTTGCAGGTAAAACCATTAATCGCCTCTAGTAGCTCTATTAGATAGAGTAAATGAACCCGATGCACTTGAGTCAAGTAATCCCATGCGTAATGAGTCAGTTAAATCTCTATTAGAAATAACATTACCTTGGACGTTAACAGTAACTTTAGTTTCTCGTTCTCCAGCGCGATAACTTTGCCAATCAGGCATTTGTGTATTTAATGTAACTTGATTCTTTTTCGCCGCATATTCTAAAGCTTTTGCTGCTCCGCCAATGTCGCCGCCTAATGGTATGCCAGCGAAAGGAACTGGAACAATCGGTGAGCCTCCGCCACCACCGCCAGCACCTCCGCCACCACCGCCACCGCCTGTATTAACGGTGTTGACTTGTACAGTTAGAACAGGGGCTTTAAGTTTATTTAATGCGTCTTGTATTAAGGAAATATCGGTTATGGCTTTGTTAATATAACTAGGATAATCTTGTAAAGGATTTAAGGCAGGTGGCAAGTTTTGAATTGCTCTTGCTAAGCCTGTTGTTTGTAATTGTGATAACGCTAATTGATTGCTTAAACGGTCTGCCTCTGCTGCATTTTCTGTAAGTAAAGCAAGTTGTAAAGATAGTCTAAGTTTCTCGTCCTCGGTTAATTGGTTCTGCAAGGCTGCCATGATTTGTATTTGTTCCATGTCAAGCAAGCCGCTTGCCTTTTTAAGTTTAGCCTGATCTTTAATAGCCTTGGTTTGTGCGTTAGTAGCTTTTAATTGGGCAAGTGCGGCAGCCTTGGCTTCCTTGGCAGCTCTAGCAGCTGCACCCTCGGCGAATTTAGCCGCACCGCCTTGATCGCCCCCAGCCATTGAACCGCCAGCGGCAAACATGCTTTGTAGGTTTCCAGTTGCTTTAGTAGCAGATTCACTAATTGCGTCAACGCCTTTAATCATTAAGCCAATAGCGGCAAACATGCCAGCAGTCATAGCAGCTGCACCCAATGGGCTAAATAGGAAGTTTCTAGCAATTGCCGAAGCAAGTAAAGCATTTCTAAGAACTTTAACGGTTTTAACAATTGTGCCTAATGCTGTTATGAAAGCGGCTATCTTATTGATTGTAAAGGCAGCAAGTAAAACAGCTGCAAAAGACTTAACCAAAACAATGTTATCTTTTATTAACTGTCCAATTCTAATTAAGGCTTGGGAAGTAGATTCACCAAAATTAATAATCTTTGTTTGTAATTGGTCTATATCTGTTGCGCCACTAATACGCATCATTGCTTCAACAAGACCTGCGCCAATACTAATTCTAGCCATGTCGGCTGCAACTTTTAACTTAGCTAGTTTGCCAGAGAAAGTATCGGCTGCTCTTGAAGCTGCGCCTTTTGTAATATTAGTTATCTCTTTTAGGATTAAAGCAAAATCACCTGAAGCAAGGGTTGTTTTGCTTAAACCTAATTCTAATCCGTTTAAGCCTTTTGTGTTTCCTAGATAAGCCTTGCTTAAAGCGTCTGCGGCTTGGACTACACTAATGTTTTGACGAGCAGCAATATCTAGTGCAATGTTGGTAAGGTTTTGTGAGGCTGCAAGACTTCGGGTTGTAGTTAGTAATTGCTGGTATGCAGGAATTAACTGCTGATCTGCAACTCCATATTGTAATTTTAAACTGTTTAAAAATGCTAGTGAGTCTGAGGTTGCAAACTCAAAACCTATGTTGCGTAGCGAGTTTGAAAAGAGTGCTAATTGCTTTTCTTGAGCAGCAAACGCACTAACCGCTGACTTAGCAAAAGCGGTAACACCGACACCAATGAGAGCTTGTTTAACGTTTCTAGCCAGTTTATCGGCAGCGTTCTCAGCTTGAGTAAATGCTTTCTTGCCTGTAAATTGCGCGGCAATATCAATTACTATACTCATTGTGACGCCTTCCTAAAATATTGTTTCTTTTTAAATTGCTCGTTAGCGTTGTAAATAGCAGTTAAAGCGGCTGCGTTAGCTTTGCCACCGTCCTCAGCCCAAGCTCTAAAGATCAACCGACCTTTCATGTAACGACCGCGCTTTGTAGAACTTTCTATGTTGCCTTGCTTTAACTCACCCATTGCCTGAATAAAATCTGAACCCGCTTGAGGGTTGTTTGAACGACTAATATCTTTTTGACGTGGGTCGCCTAAACGACCAACCCAAGGCTGACCTGAAGGATTTTTTCTACCAGCTGTTTCATAAATAGCACCCGCAGCAGATTTGTTAATTATGTAATAAACAGCTTTAAATCCGCGTCTATTAGTTTTGCGTGGTGTTGAACTATATTTAATATTTTTTACAACAGTTGCCGCGTTAAATAAAGGGAACTTTCTCAATCTATTATCTTGAGCATCAAAGTAGAATTCAGATCGTCGTCTGTAATTCCAATTGCTTAAAGGCGAATTGCTAGGCACATAATCTTGGGCTTTTTTAACTACGCCACCAAGGGCAACAGCCATTTGATCGTCTAGTTGCACAGCTAGGGCAGGGGCGTAATCTTTAAGAGCTTTTTGAAGCTCAATTAAACCTTTTATTTCTGCTGGCATTTTCCCTAGCCTTTGCGTCGTCTTTGAGAACCGCTAAAGTTGCCTTTAACAAATCCCTGTCCATATCAATAAACGTTTGGTGCGGAAGTCCTGTTGTTATTGCTAACCTAGCAACGAGGTAGTGAAAGGAATCCCGCGTTATCCATTTGGGGAGTCAGCGTCAAGAATTTCTACTTTAACAAGCTGCTCCAAATACTTATCACCAAAAGGCACAACAGTTACGCCATTGCGCCTTTCAGCTTCCCAAGCCAACCAATAGACCGCGCTTTGTTTTTCTTCATCTCTAAAATATTTATGAAATCCACTTTTAAAATGGGTTTCAAACGCGAACTCAATAACAGGTGTAATTTCATATTCGGAAACGTCACCTGAAGCCTTGGTTATTTTAAGTTTAATCATTTTAGTCCTTTGTTATGACCAAGTACCAGTTGTTGCGTACGCTGTTTTGCTATTGCATGTAAACGTCAAGTCCATCATGCCTATATCAGCGACAGCACCATTGATATCGGTTAGATTGTCAATAAGAATTGTACCTGAATAAAGTGGGTTTGTTCCTGAAACCGCGCTGGCAGTATCTTGAATTGCTTGGAAAGCAACTGTTGTACCGAAAGCGGCTTGTAGTGTAGCTCTTACTGAACCTGCGCCTGAAGCTAGATCATCGTTTAGAAATGATACGGTTATTGTATCAGCTGCTAACCCAGTAGTGTATTTGTGTGCGGTGTCCCCCATCGCGCTGATCTCAATTTGGTCAAGAACGCGGTTAAGGGTAAAAGCTGTTACGTGGTCAGACAAGTTAACAGAGTTAACTTTAAATCCAACCTTGTTATTTAAAAACGTTGC